AAAGATCATCTTTTCCTCGGGCATCGCATTGTTTATTTTCTGTATTACAAAATAGATCCTGGCTCATTACAAGTGGATCACATTGACGGCAATAAATTTAATCACAATCCATTGAACTTGCGCCTTGTCTCTGATTCAGGAAACAGGGCAAATGCGCCAAAAAGGAACCAACTTACTTCTAGTAAGTTCAAGGGCGTTTGCAGGAATAAGCGTTCAGAGACAAGGCCATGGATGGCGTATATTGATTGGCAAAAGAAGCGCAAATATTTAGGCACGTTTACCAGTGAAGAGCAGGCTGCAATGGCCTACAACAAGGCTGCAATTGAACTGCATGGATCATACGCTTTTCTTAACGATATCGCCATTGTTCCGGAGTAATTTGCGCTAGCCTTCCTTCTGTTGATCGCGCCCCGCCCAGCGGGGCTTTGTTGTCTAATGGGACTCAAGAAGAAAGCAAAGTGCGAACCAATTGCTCGTACAGGGCGAGTGCAGGATTGGCTTGATAGCCCCGAGGGGCGCCTCGCTGTGAGCTGCACCACATTTGTAGTGGAAGATTCAATGGAAGGGCCGGATGGAATTGAGGCGTCGTGGCGTTTTGTTTCTCATGCTCTTCGCAATGCCGCTGGCGCTGCTGTTAATTTGTCAAAACTTCGTCCGGAGGGCTCCGAAAATGGACGCGGCCTTACCGCGAGTGGCCCGGTGAGTTTTGCTGGTTTATATAGCAAACTAAATGAAGTACTGCGGCGTGGTGGCGCGTTTAAGAATGGCGCCGTTACTTTGCATCTTGATTATGATCATCCAGATGCAATTAAATTTATCAATGCATCGCGGAGCGAGCTGCCGTGGGTAAAGCGTTCTTTAACCGTTGATGAGCAATTCTTTGAAAAAGCTTCGCCTGAATTAATCAGCGCATTGCTTAAGGGAATTGGCAATGGAGATATGTGGCTAACTAAGAAGCGTTTTGATGCAAAGGGGGAGCGTATTTGGCCGAACGTTTGCGAAGAGATTTGGCTAAAGCATCGTGGCACTTGTCTTCTTCAGCATGTCAATCTTGGCGCTTGTAATTTCGATAATTTGCAAGGTGCTTTCATTGAAGGCATGCAACAGTTAGTGGATCTCCATCCCAATACTGGCGTGGGTGACACTGGAGAATATCTTTCCCCTTCCATTGATAAACAAATTGGCCTTGGCGTGCTGGGCTTGGCTAATTTTCTTGCCATTCATGGCATTAGCTATGAAGATTTTGGAAAGGCCCTTGAAGCTTATTTGATGGATGATCCTCATCCTTGGTGTCACTATTGGAAAGACATGCCTGCCGGCGAGGCTGTGTGGCAATTAGACCAAGGCATCCAGAAGGCCGCTGAAATTGCTCGTGAGCATGGCATGGAACGTGCTTTCTGCATTGCTCCCACTGCATCATGCTCCTATCGTTACCTCGACACTCGCGGCTTTACCACTGCTCCTGAAATTGCTCCTCCCATTGGCCGCATTGTTGATCGGGATTCTGGTACTTTTGGCGTGGAGAGTTTTGACTATGGCGAAGTGGAAATTGCTGCTGAAGTGGGCTGGGGAAATTACAAGCGTGTTGCTGATGGCATTGTTTCTCTTTATCAACGCACTGGTCTTTTCCATGGCTATTCTTTTAATAGCTGGTCAGACTTGGTAATTTATGACGAAGCATTCCTGCGTGATTGGCTAGAATCTTCTCAGACGAGCCTCTATTACAGCCTGCAAGTCCTGCCTGATACTCAGCGCAAGGATGATGCATATGCTGCATTGGACGACGATTTTAAGAGCATGTTTGGCTTAGACGAAGAGTCTGAAGCTGACGGATCTTCTGCGTCTTGCAATTTAGAGGCAGGTTTCTGCGCTAGTTGCGCTGAATAAAAAAAGAAGGGGGCCTAAAGCCCCCTTTGCTTTCCTCACACACCATTGAATGATACTACGACCATGAACGCTGTCAAGAGCCCCTATCTGTCCATGATTGCCAAGAAGCGTCCTTGGCAGGCAGTGCCTGTTAGCAAGGGCAAGCTTAAGGAAGGTGGCGAGGACACGATTTACAACCTGCTGGCTCTACGTCACCTGGAACTACCTGTGAAGGACTTTCTGCAGCAGGGACTAGAGCGCGACCTTCCTGCCACTCCTGGCGTGGTTGAAGCCCTGCGTCATAACCAGGACGATGAGCAACGCCACGACGAGGCATTGAACTATGTGACGGCTGCCCATGGCACCAATGAGAAGGCTGAGAAGGAAGTGCTCAACATTCTTAAGGCATGGCAAGAGCATCCTGCCCATCCCATTTTGAAAGCTGCCATTCTTGAGCGGAGTATTTTCTTTGTTGCATTGCCGTTTTTCCGTTTCAATGGAGATATTGGCATTCGTACTGTGGCGGCTGATATTAGCCGGGACGAGATTACGCACGTAGGCGTGCATAGCCTTGTTGCTCGTGAGCTTGGCGAAACCGCTGGTCAGAGCTTGAACAAACTGCGTCGGGCCACTGCATTGTGGGCTTTTGATGCGCTGCAAGCAAGTAACGACAAGTGGCTGAACAAGGATTTCTGGCTACGGCAGAGTGATAGCTTGTTTGAGAAAGGTAAAGCTGAGGAGTTGAACGATACTGCTCGCAGCAGAATGCCCAGTTTTTTCGAGGCTGCTAACAATGACCTGCCCCAGTACGGGCGGGCATGATATAGTTAGTTGGTTCCCGCTCTGCTTTGCATCGGGCATCACCACCACTGCTGCTCTGTCGGCAGTGTGCAGCCAGTTCTGAGGTCCACCGTTGGTTGTGGAGTGCCTTTCCTGGCTTGCGTTTTGATAGAGGGCAAGCCTCTGTTTGGATACGCCTGGTTAACTCACAGCCCGATTGTCGGTAGGCCAGTCACGCTTGCTCCATCTATCCTGCATGAAACGCCCTGAAGCAAGTAAGGCCCTGAAGCCTTGCATCATGCGTAACACCCCCTATGCTTAGCTCCTAGACGGGGACCATATTGTTGGCGCCAACACTATGGTTTCTAGGGATGATGCACAAACAGGAGGGGCTCTGACGGTTAAGTGTTGTGGCACACGTTGGGCAGATAGCCCAGAATGCCAGGTTCGATTCCTGGAGCTGTCCTGTATTGAATTCTCGTTTCCATTGAGCGCGTTCGTCACGTCAGACCTGCATCTTGGTCATATCAAGATGCTGAGCTTTTTACGGCCTGATGGTGAGCGACTAAGACCATTTTCCTCCATTGAAGAGATGCATGAAACGCTCGTAGAGCGTTGGAATAAAATGGTTCATGCAAAGGACAGAGTTTACATCCTGGGAGACGTGGCAATTCCACGGTCCGGGCTGAAAGTATTAGAGCGTTTCAATGGAAATAAAGTGTTAATTCGCGGTAATCATGATATTTTTAAGATTCAAGATTATCTTCCATATTTTGAGGACATTCGTGGTGCCTTCTATCGTGATGGGCTTATTTTCACTCATATTCCCGTGCATCCAGAAGGTTTAGACGGCAAGCGCTATGTTGGCAATGTGCATGGCCATTTACATTGCCATCGCGTGTTGGATAACAACGGAGAAATAGACAGGCGTTATTTTAATGCGTGTGTGGAAGTGAATAATTTTTCTCCTGTAGCATTGGAACACATAAAGGCTTATTTTCAAGCCAATGAACGAGCGCCGCACGTTCAACACTCCCATCAGGGAGCCATGGAACGCTCCCATTCATAATATTCTTAAGGCCATAGATGCTCATATGGCCTTGTATTTTGTTCATCGCGATCCATGGCATTTAGAGAAGGCAGCCATGCTTAGGGCTTATCTTCATGAACTAAAATCTTACATTCACAGGCAAGAAGCAAATGTGGCGAATTTGGGCGAAGGCGCTAGGCGAGAAGGCGGGGAAGCATGATCGCGAAGCAGACACAGTAGCCATTGTCCGCACGTTTATTTTTGCTTCTTATTTGATCACCAATATTGCCATCGTCGCTAATGCGGTGAGGCATTGGAATGACAATGAATGTAGCCTACAGGCTACAAAAAACACTTTCCCGCCTCGGTCAAGTGAGGCCAAATAATAAAGCAAGCAGAAAAATCCCTTTACCGCTTTTGTCTTGCTTTTTACCTTTGCTTTGCCTGCGTGCATGGCGTGAGCATTGGCGCAGGTCCGATATTTTGCTTCCGCGCTTACGAGGCTGTAGAGGACGAAATTTTCTTGCCATTGAGAGGAAATAAAAAAGGGGCCCGCGCCCCTGTAACTATACCAGGACGGCTCAGAACCAATGAGGTTTGGGCACGTAGGCAACGCCGCGATAAACGAGCGAAGCCATTTGAGCTTCACGCAAACGAGCGGCTTTCTCAAGCTGCTGCTTGATCAGGGCAAGAGGGTTCATGATGGTTCCCGATGATGCGCGGTCCCGTTCCGTACCGTGCGAGTCATGCGCCCCATCGCTGGGGTGAACGTTCTTTCAGCTTAACATGATGCCCTTGGCAGGATTTGAACCTGCACTGCAGCGATTTTAAGTCGCTTGCCTCTGCCGGATTGGGCTACAAGGGCGTGAGGAGCAAAGGTGCTGAGGGCGGGGCTTCAATCCGCCTTTGCACAGCGTTTAACCATGGGTCGGCCCATGGCCTTGGCTCCATTTTGTGGCAACGAACAGCATCCCCCGATACTGTTCTATACAACGCTGGCCAGCGTGCTTCGCGAAAGCTTTGAAATCATAACACGATGCAGCTCAGGCGTCATATTCTCTTAAGCTTTCGTTGCGCTAAAAAATTGGCGCTTTATGGTAAATTAGCTCATGGCTGTGCGTATTACAGCCATCTTTCCGTCTTGACGTTATGGATTTGCGAAAGGGCTCAAATGGTAAATACTCTGGCGCTAACTTGGTCTTGGGGCATAAGGCTTCGCACGCAATTACCTGTCCCTTTAGATTGTTCACGCAATCGACGAGCCTGTCATAATCAAACGAGTTGAATCCATATTTGTAGTTATGTAGGTATGGTGGATCCACAAACCAAGTAATTAATGGATCCATAGCAAGACTTGACTCCATCAGCAAGAATCCATCGCTATGAATATTCCAGTGAGAGATTTTCTTGGCATCGTCGGCTACTCTGCTTCGTGTTCGCCTAGTCCATTGACCCGGGAGACTTCCCCAGGACGATATTGTCCAGCACTCACTTTTGTTATTTGTTCTTTGCCAATTTTTAAGCAAAAGTTGCTGGCCGCGAGATAATCCCATGGTGCGAATGTCGAGTCCTGTTGCATTGTCGCAGGGTATTGATAATATGTCGTCAGCGGATGCGTTGACTAGCCACGCCCATAGCCCGAAAAGATTTTGATCGGCCTCGGCAATGTCAATGCAAAGATGCGAGTGGCGAAGACCGTACCCCGCTCCTCCGCCAAAAACTTCCACAACGCGATTCCCGGTGGGCACCGGATAATGCTTGCTTGCTAGCCATTTTGATCCAAACCACTTAAAAAGTGGACCGCGTACAGCGTTGTATTGTTCAGTCATGATTTATTTGTCAGGCGTCATATTCTCTTAAGCTTTCGAAGCCATCATGATCTGGCATGTAGTCATCATCAGTGGCCTCGGCTTCCCAGGAGCGCTCTAGCTGTTCTTCTGCCTTCAGACGCTTGGCATGGGCTTTGAGCTTAGGCAGGAGAGTGGGAATATAGAGGTGCTCGGCGGCAAGGAGCTGCAGAGATGCCTGCCTACTCCTAGTGCCGTTTTCTAAAAGGAGTACGAGGAATTTTGTTTCCTCCATAGTTAATTTGCAATAAGTCACTTCATAAACGAACTATTGTTTGAAAATCATACTAGGAAATAAGGCTTTCGATCCAGCCAATATCATCATCTTTACTTGCAGCGAGAATAGCACCTGCCATTGCAAACGCTAAGTCATCAATGCCAGTGGCTTTGCCGCCAGTTACGCTCCACTGTCCACTTGGTTTATAGATGACAGTTAGATTCTTGAGCTGCATGATTGCTTTCTCATGGCGATAGATATTAATTTGCCCTGCATTGAACAATTCTCGCATTTTGCTAAAAGCTTTCATCTTTGAACTGACGGTCCACGTTAGTTCTGTGATGGGCAAATCACTAGCAAGGCTTTGGATGGTGCCAGCACTATTGAACTGGTCCATCACAATCGTGTCAAACACATACAGGCGATGCTGCTCCTTAATCCAATCCTCCACTGCATTGATATTTACTTCCATCCTTCCATTGATTTCAAAATCAGCAACAAACGAGTGGAATTTGTCTACAACTAACGTGCCGTTTTCATAGTGAACAATGCAAGCAGTGTAGTCGTCACGGCCAACGCCACCACGGGCGGGGTCAAGGGCAAGGACATAAGCTCCCTGGAATTCAGGACGTGGTGGTAGTGCTGCACGGCGATCATCAATACAAGCGTCAATCACATCACTATTCACCAGCGCGGAAAGATTACTGGCGAATTGGGCTCCATATTCAACTTTAAATTTCTCGGGGTCGCGTTGCCTCTCTGTGTCAAGAAACTCTTGCGAAATGCTTGGATTCATCTCCCACGTCGGGAGATTAATCGCTTGCATAAAAGGAAAGCGTCCTGATGATGCTTCTTTGAAATGCTGATAGAAGATGCCGTCCGTGAGCCAGGGAGAAGAGAGTTCGAGGATGCGCCCTTTCCCTCCGAACTGAGCGATGGCGGGAGAGAGTGCGTCATAGATGCCACGACCTCCACTGTTTGCATCGCCTTCAGTGGCAAAAGCAAGCTCGTCAAACACTGCTCCGGCACAAGCAAGACCACGAGCAGCACGGCCTGATGTAGGGATGGCCTTAAACACGCAATTATTACTTAGTTCAATGATATCGGCAGTTTCGCGGACAATTTCTTGAGCGAAGGGGCTCTCGATGATTAATTGGCGGATGTTGTTGAGAGCAATACGAGCCTGATCTTGACTGTTTGCCACTGTCACCACGTACCAGCGCTCCCCTTTTCTGACCTTACGGCGATATTCTTCTTCAAGGACAAAGCACATATAGAGGCATGCCACTGCAGCCATCAATGTTTTGCCGCTTCTTCGTCCCAGTGCCCATACTGCATGGGATTTTCCTGGCTGAAAGAATTCATCCAAGATGCGAGCTTGCGCTGGATAGAGTTCAAGGCCAAGGGCATGTTTAGCGAAGTCGGAACAAGAAATGGTGCTCATTTTAAAAGCGACAGAGAATGCAGTTCAGTTTTAGGCACGAAGTATGCAGTGCGTCCTCCCGCTGGATCTTTTTTCCATTGTTCCTTCATTGCATCAGCGGCTTGTATCCAACCATGAATGAGCGTAATACGATTTTCAATTGTGACAAGCACCAATATTTTATCTGGGCTTTCATCAAGCTGCACTATTAAATCGTAACGGTGCATTGAACGAGTTTTGACGTCAATATTGGGAGGGAGATCTGCAGAGCCGCGCTTTGCTTCTGTTTCTTGGTAGAGCTTGTCTTCCATGCCAAGCATGACGGCTGCAGCCATTTCGCCTGCGGCGCCGAGCAAATGATGACGCAGAGCTAATTCGCCGTTTTCTGCTCCATTGTTTCTTCCTTTTCTGCCTTGCTTTTCGTTAAGAGATTGACGGCGAAATGCTTCAGCGCGAGCACGTTGCCGCTGGTCTTCACTGAAAGCAAAAGTGAGAGGTGGGGCCAGGAAGTCCATGATGGCCAGCTTCTACGGACAATGTATCCAGCTTTTAGACTAGAAGCAATACAACTTAGCCATTAGCGTTGGTTATGGAAGGTGAAGCAATTGATTTAGGGCATGCCACTGCAGGTGGCATTCGCGCAGATGGCCTTCAAAACGTGCTGATTGGCATGGGAACTGGTCGTGATAAGGCACAGTACACCAAAACCACTGCCACTGTCTTCCTTGCTCAAGAAGAGCTTGAAAATCTTTATGGAGAATGGCTACCTCGTCGCATCGTTGACATCTATGCCGATCAAGCCACTAGGAAAGGCTTTAAAGTGTTGTTTGGTGGTGATGGCGTAAGAGCCGAGGAAGTACAAGGCATTGAGCAAACGATTGAAGACCTCTACATCCTCGAACACCTTAATCTCGCAGCCAAAAACGCCCGCCTTTATGGGGGTGCTTGTCTACTTCTCTTTATTGACGATGGGCGTCCCGCTTACATGCCTGTCGATAAACGCAACATCCGTCGCATTGAAGAGATTGAATGTCTTGATAGATGGCAAATTGCCCCAGTTATCAACGAAGAAAACCTCTACGACTATTCAAAAGCCACTTATTATCAGATCATCTCTGGAGATTTAATTAACGAACCCACACTCACTTATATTCATAAAGATAGGATTCTGCGTTTTGATGGCGATTGGCTGCCTTATCGCATCCGCCAAAGGAACTATGGATGGGGGATGAGCAGTTTACAGACTGTTTATGACAGCTTCCGTCATTACTGGACTGGCTTGAATTCAGCGGCAACGCTCCTCACTGAATTTGATATTTTTGTTCATAAAGTGAGGGGCTTGGCGGCAATGCTTGCTGCTGGCAAAGAAAGCTCCATTCGTGATCGCTTGCAAGTGAATGATATGAGCAAAAGCATTTATCGCGGCTATGCGATTGATGCTGAAAAAGAAGAGCTTGAATTTATTAGTCGCAATTTTGGTGGCATTGGAGAAATCCTTGAAAAACTGCGTGTAGATATTATTGGCGCCAGCAAAATTCCTCACACTGTTTTATTTGGCGAAAGCCCAAGCGGCCTTGGTTCCACTGGTCGCAGTGAAGAGCGTGATTTTGCAAAGATGCTTTCCGATTATCAAAGCGTCCATTTCAAGCGCCCCATGAAGAAGCTGCTTGAATACATCATGCTTAGCAAGGAGGGTCCGACGAAGGGAGAAGTGCCTGATTCGTGGCGCATTGCCTTCAATCCATTGTTTGAGCTTAATGAGCGTGAAATGGCAGATGTGCGGGCGCGTGTGGCGGCTGTAGATGGCCGTTACATCCAACTGGGAGTATTGACACCGAAAGAGGTGGCAGACGCCCGTTACGGCGGTTCTGAGTGGAGCATGGAACTTACGCTCGACCCGTCAGTGGAACGCGCCAATGAAATGCCCACCCCAGAAATGAGTGGAGCCACTCAATCCGGGGGTGGAAAGGCGGGGAAGATGGCAGTGCCTCCTGGTGGGCGCGATCCTATGAATGAAGAGAATGGCACGCTTCCCATGGATGGAAGCAGGGAAGTGCAAGATGCTGCCGGCCTTTATCTTCCGCGTGATTTAGAGAAAGTGCGCGGAGACGTTGAATTCACGGACAAGGAACTGCATCGCCAAGCGGTGGCGGCCGCAAAATCAAAATTCAAGGAATGGCCCAGTGCTGTTGCTGGAGCTTATGTGACACGCAAATACAAAGATTTGTACAAGCGCAAGCATGGTTCAATGGAGGGAGCTTTCAAAGGCAAGAAAACAACCGCCGAATATTTCAAAGAGGATGCCATTGAGCCATTAAAAACTAGCGGGCTCATTCTTGCTGATATTGACGAGGCTTCTCTTATCGACGAAGAAGACATTTCTGCTGCATTGAATCAATGGAAACAAGAAGCGCCTGAGCGCTTCAAGGATATTCTGGAGGCAGAGGATGTCCAGCCTCAATGATCTTTCTCAATTCTCTGAAGCCATTGTTCGTTTTGACGAATCATCCTGGCGTTATGACCCTATCAGTGGTCGGTATCGCGGCGCTAACGGACGCTTTCTCAGCGCTCGTGCAGTGGAGGCACTGGTGGATGGTCGAATTAACAAGCTTGGCGCTGAGCTACGGCGTTTTACACGTATGCTTAGCGCTGGTGATATTACGCTGGATCAATGGCAAGGAAGCGTAAGAGAAGCGCTTAAGCTTGTTCACGTACAAGCGGCAATCATCGGCAATGGTGGCAGAGAAACCATGCGGGCAAACGACTGGGGGCGCATCGGGCAGCGTCTCCGTGTGGAGTATGCTTTCTTACAGGGTTTTGCTCGCGATCTTTTGGATGGCCGCGTTTCTAGT